CTTTATTAGAAATAGTACCTTTTGACTGACTAATCATATCCATAGGATTCATACCACCAGTAGCTTGATTGTAAATCTCCATTTCTTTATTAGAAATAGCTCCTTTTGGCTGACTAGCCATGTCGCTAGTAAAGTTCGCTATCCGGTTTTGTAATTGTTCGCTTATTGCCATAATCTTAACTTATTGTTACCGTTACTGTTCCTAAACTCATTGTAGCAGATATTCCACTTAGATAAGTTTGGTGTTCATACAAGTTTCTAAAGTTTGTACCATCGAAAGCTTGATGAACATTCGTTGTAGAGTTAAATATAATCGAGCCTGTAGCGAATTGCAATTCAGATACGTCAGTATTTGTATAATGTCTAACTGAATCTGGATCAAATGCAGACAGATTTATTTCCAAAACTCTTATCAATCTGTTAAATGTCACAGAATCAACTGAATCACCTTGAGCTTGCGGCAACCTGGTTTCTAACAGCTTACCCATTATCTACGTCCAGATGAAGTTACTTCTAACCTAGTTGAACCCAATCTCCATTTATAATTCTTTCTATCATCCTCAGTGTTATCATCATCTGACTCAAACCTAAAAACAATTTGTCTGCTACGAGATCTTAGACTTCCAAAAGTAGAAGTTTCTGTTAATTGTGTTGTAGAGCTAGTAACTAAAGACTCACCATTGTAATCTCTGTTTTTTAACACAAAATTAATTGCTGGCGTTTGCGAAGTGTCAACTGTAGAAACAAATTTTATATCCGGAATTATTTGTTTTACAAAAACAAAATTTCCACCATCTGCAATGTCTAAATCTGCTGACTCTATAAAGACACCATCCATAGAGGATTCGTCATCATTAAAACCAGTTTCGTGTTGGTATAAAAAGTGTGAAGAAGCGACAGAGTTTGTTGCCAATGGTTTATCTTCAATACCAGTATCTAGCCAAGCATATCTTACTAAAGATCCAATACTCCATGAATTTTCTTCGTAGTTGTAAATAACATAACGTGAGATTTCACCTGTACCGTCTTCAATAGAAGGATAAAAAAACCATACTTCTGAAAATGCGCTATTTAATGTTGTATGACATTTAAAGGCTTGGTCCAGGTCAAGATCTGAAAATACATAGTCTTGTACCGAACACGGTAATTTTTGCACTGAGCCGTTATATGTGTAGAAAGCGTTTTTACTCATAAAGTAAACACCAGCTGGCGCATTGACTGCTGCTTTAGGGCCTACAAGACCAGCACCTTCATTAATAAGGTTTAATGCAAAAGTAAGTGGAGGTCCAATAAACTGCATACTGTAAAGAGATGTATCAGTCCATATTAAAATTTCTTGTCTTGATTTTAAGCCACCAATAATTAAAGAGCCGCTTGACAACCTAATATCACCAGCTGTATTGGTCGACAAGGATTCAAACTCTAATTCATTTTCTTGGTCACTAAATGCAACAAGCATGGGATCAGATGCACCAGTCCTTGAACCGCTTGAAATAGGATCAGCTCCCAATACTATCAAATGTCTATCAGTTTCAGATGTAATAACCTGTAACCCAACCGTTGGAACTAAATTAGCACCACTTATACCAGATAGCTCTAGTGCTCTTACACTCAAACCATTGTTTTCTTTCCAGCGGTAGATACCACCACCTCGGGGATTAATTATTAAATCTTCACCAAAATTATCATGTGTCCATAATCTAAGTTGTCCAGATGCACTAAGAGCGCTAGAAGATCCAAAGGTTCCAAAACCCCACGTTCCTGCACCCCAACCAGTAGATTTTACATAGGTGTCAAGGCCAACATTAATTTGATAAGCTCCATCCACTCCGGATCCACCATTACCAGAATCGCTGCTGTTTGCAGTAGCGCTTGCTACAAAAGTATATGTATTAGCTGTAGGTATTGCTGTAACAACTTGTTCTTGGTTTAATACAGCAGCTGTTATGTTGCCGCCTAATGATGCGGCACCACTAATGGTTACAAAATCACCTACTATACAGCCATGGCTTGAATCAGTTGCAGTAATAATTGCAGATCCATTGGTAGCTGCAAATGTAATACCGTCAGTAGTGGTTGCTCTTATTGGTGTGACATCGTTAAAAATGCCACCAGATTCAATGTAATATTTACTTGTCGTGCCTAAACCGAGAAAACGTGTGCTGCCTAAAGATATCCAACTATGCAGAGCTCGGGCTGAACCAAGATAAGAATTTGGTGATGCTTTTTCCCAACCGCCTATTTTTTCTACGCGGCCTTTTCGAAAACGAATCTTGTCACCATCTACCCAACCGCCTTTATTTGAGTAATCAGTCTCTTCTTTATTTATTCCAGGCTTGAATTCAAATTTTGTTATTGGCATATCTAAATTTTACCATAACCCTAATTAATTTAAGCTAATCTAATAATAGCGCCTGTAGCTGTTGGACTTGGAAAAACAATGGTGAAATCACCAGCTGTGCTTGTTTTGTCTCCGCCAAAATCTATAGAAGCTATTGCTTTGTTAGAATTTGTTGAATTGTATATCAAACAACCTCTAGCGGTGACTGTTGCTGTACTAAAAGTAAAGTCTGCGAAATCACAAATAGCTGTAGTACCAGACGTGCTAGGTGTGACATTCGTAAGAGTACCGCCACCAGAAGAGTAATTAGTACCTGAAACCTGGTTGGTTGTTGAAAAAGCAGTAGTTGATGCTCCCAACGTAGCTGAAGATGTATAAAGTGCTAACTTAATTGAGTCTGCACCTTGCGTGAGGTTGTGTCCTTCAACAAGTATTTCTTGTTTAAAACTTGTTGCTATTGCCGATGTAATTGCCATTTCTTAAAGCTCCTTAATAATCTTAGCCATGTCATCATGGCCTTGTTGCCTTAATAAATTCACATACGTCACATTTTTAGAATTTATTGCGTTCTTTATACTATGTAAGATTACAGTATAAACTTGATTTTGGAAAGCCAAAGCTTGTTGTTTAATATGCTCAGGTGCTTCCATAGAAACTTCACATATTTTTTTAGTAGCTTGAGCTGCCCAAAATTCTGGATCATGGCCTTTGTTATCAGTAACATGCACACCGACTTGGCCTAATTTTATAAAGCTGTCGGTCATCCTTTGTATGGCTCTGGTGGTGCTACATCTTCGTTAATTTTCAGACCTTCTTTTGCTAACTTTTCGTTAATTTCATCATAGTTACCAATAATCCATTTACCTTTATTTGGTATAGCTACCAATGGTTTTTCTAATCTGTGATAACCATAGAGTCTTTCTGGTGCCGGGACATTACAATCTAATATAGTAGATCTATTACTAACTCCGACAATTACATTATTTTCCATAAGCTTGGAGATCCAAAACTCAACACAAGCTCTGCCGGCTTCAGCTAAGTGCATATTTTCTTTATAAGAAAAATCAATACCGAATAAATCTACTTGCGCTACTTTGTTATACATAGCAAAAGCTAATGTATATGCAACTGTATTGTTAAAGTAAGCACAGCTTGTAGCGTTACAGACTTCTTCTAATGGATATAAAACCGCTTTTGGTACTCTGGCATCTAATTCGCAGGTGTACACTGGGTACTTGCCCTCTGTTAATACTCTAGTCATTACGCTTGTTTGTCTACCTGCGTCATTACTATCAAAAAACCGACTCGCAGGATCCATCATAAAAAGTCTGTCACAACCATAAGTACCAGCAGCTGAGTTAATGCACCAGGCTTCGTCCCAGGTTCTACCATTTTGTAAGCCTATAGCGTAATCAACTTGTGATAAGCCAAGACCAATTATGGCTACTTTCTTGCCCTCTAGGGATTTTATTGGTTTCATTAAGATACGCCAGTGCGTAACTGATCGTATCTGTATTCGTCACGTGTACCGCGACCTTCGGATATTGTCTTCATTCTAGCAACCGCCTCCTTGAATCTAGCCTCAAATTGGCCAATGACATCGGGTGGTTCTTTTAAAAAGACTGCACCTTCAACTAACGTGCCGTACAACAATGCGTCTGGATAATTCGTAGACAAAAATGTTGTACCGCTGTCACTACCACTTGTTAATGAAGCTGGTTTATATAAATAATGCAATTCTACCGTATAACCTGAATCGGGTATAGGTGATACTTCAAAAGAAGTATCGTCAAATAATGAATAATATTTTGGCTGGCCTGTCGTTGTACCAGGTGAGTATTCCTTCATAAATGATGGGTGTTTAAAATCTAAATAGTCATAAGTATTGGTACTTATCACAGCAAGACTAAAAGGTGCATAAAAATCTACAGGTGTTGCTAAAAATCTATTGGATGTAGTAAGCGTGCCCTGCACATTTTTTCTTTGGTTTGGTAATTGAACTACATTAAAAATTCTATTTTCAGCTTCTTTTATAAAAGTCGGTAATTGATTGGTAAAGGTAGTTTCTGATACTTGTAAATAATCTTGTACTGCTGTTTTTAATGTTGCTAATGTAAAACTCATGTTGTTGTTACCGTTACAGATCCTACGCTTGCAGTCACCTTAAAGGTTGTAAGCTGTGATCCTAATTTACCACTACCTATATTACTATAAACTATAAAGAAATTGTTATCATCACTTGTGTCTAGTCTTGCATCTTTAATTGCTTGCGGATCTCCGGGGACAGACTTAGGATCTAACTGAGGATGTTTCGGACTCCATTGATCTGGACCTACTAATAAACCATCCCAGGTTTTCTTCATATCGCGTAGATTATAACGAAATCCTGTTATGTCGCAGATACCATAAGCATTTTTGTTAGATGCAAAAGCCATTATGCGCTGTTATAGTTTCTAAGATTAGGCGCAACTCTAAAAGATGCTCTATCTTCGTCAGCAGACATAGCTCTATTAAATTCTTCGTCATAGATTGATTTTAACTGACCTGTTAATTGTGGTGCTTTTTTCATAGAAATGTAATAAGCCAAGCCAGCTGCTAAACATGGATAAAACCTAAAAGGTACCTCCATGGTATTTGTAGCCGCGTCTGCATCATCAATTCTTGTTAAGACATTCATGTGTATTGTATATTTATCAGAAAGATCTGGTGTAGGCCAAACGCTTATAGTTGGACTTATTTGTTTATCTATAAAAAATTGGTTCGGTCTACCTTCACTAGACTTGGTAACTATGTTTGAATATTCAGCTCTACTTAATCTTGTCATCGAAATATCAGTTACCTCAGTACCAGAAGTTTCTCTTACAAATACGTCTAATACATCTATTGGTGCTGTGCTATTA